TCGTCAATGCTGTCGATGGTATAAACCCCATACAAATAACCGCTGCCATCGACCAGAACAAAGCCCTGTCCAGTATCAGCCATCGCTGCTAAGTCATCAATCGCAACACGATTACCAAAACCATGCTCCTGATAAATAAGACCAGGGAGAGAAATACTGTCATCCCCTGAGCCTATAAATTGACGTTTCTTACGTCCTGTGGCCACTGCATTGTCTGCATATTGCCAAGTGCGTTGGCGTTGGATCTCAGTGAAGGTAAGTGTGTCTGTGGTAAAGGCAAATTGTCCTAAGCACATAAGCATGGTGAGTTACTCAATCATTATCATTATACGAACGAGGGCTGTTTGATGGTGCGCGTTGAAATTTTGCAAACTCAGTTGCTACAAGTTGAGCAATTGATTTTTCATCCATACCTGCAGATGGGTAGACATTGATCGTCAATTGCATCGGTGCAGCCGAAGCTGCAGGGGCAGCACCTGAAGCTAATTTTGAAATAGGTTGGCGTGTATCAAATCGAATTGAACTTGTATCGAATGAGTCAAGCATTCCTTTACTTGCATTATTAACTGCAGTGGCAGGTAGGCTTGAATTTTTATCAATTCCAAGTGCTAAACCTTGCATGTTGTATGCGCCAAATTGAGCGAAAACACGAGAAGGGGAGTGGATTCCAAAAGCCCCTTTAACTGTATTCGTTACCTGTGAAGCAGCTGCTTTTGCTTTACTGATGACACCTGCAATACCATTGCTGATACCGTTGGATAGACCTTGCATAAGCATTTGGCCAAAGCCTGTAAACGTACTTGGCAATTGCACACCGAAGTAATTCATGACTGCAGCAAAGGCGCGATAAAACAAGCCAATTGGAGACCAATTTAAAATGAACGCGGTAATTTTCTGAAGGGCAAGTTGAAAAAATAAAACAAGCTTTTGTGAAGTCGTCATTCCAGACGTACCAACTGAGTTCCAAATATCAAGAAAAAACTGTTTGATTGAACCCCAGTTCCGATAGATTAGATATGCAGCCGTAGCCAAAAGACCAATGGCCAATAGAATTGGGTTGGCCATAAAAAGCCGACCGACAAAAACGATGGCTTTCCCAAGCCACATGAACGTAGACCCAATCAGTTTGATAATATTAATCAGGCTTAATCCTTTTACTCCAAGCACTCCAAATGTTAAGCGTAGTATTGCCATTGGACCTAATAAGGCGACAAGTCCCAGTGACAATGCGCTAAACGTTGCTAAAAGCAAAACAATGATGGCAATTGTTTTCATGATGGTATTGGATAATTGAGGATGCTCTTTAGACCATGCCCCTAATTTTTCCGTCATGTTTGTTATGCCTGTAACGACTTGCTTGAGTTCTGGTGCAATCGCAGCACCAAAATTCACCATTGCACTGGTGAATGTTCCAGTCGCTGCATCCCATAAATTTTTTAAGGTACCGAGCTGCTCATTGACACGTTTTTGTAAGTCGGCTTGGGCATTCATTTTTGCCAAAGTTTCGTTATAGCCTGCTTTGCCTTTATCAATTAATAAATTGAGTGCTTGAATAGTCTCGGCATCATTGCCAAACATATCGGACAGAATTGGCAAACGTGCTTCAGTCGAAAGGCCTTTTAGTTTTTCAAGCTGCTTGAACATATTGTCCAGCCCACCGAACTCACCTTTACCATTGGTAAAGTTCATGGCCATACCTGAACCTTTCAAGGCCTTTTGAATGCCTTTAGTATCCATCATGGATGCAAAAATTTTACTGTAGGCGTTACCTGCAGATTCGCCCGCCATTGCTGCCTGATCCGCCATAACTAAAAGCGGTGCCATAGCCTGTGCACCTTTGAGACCTTCGGCTTTTATCGTTTTCATCCCTGCAGATAATTTTGAAAAGCCCTGTAGCATATTGTCTGAATCAACCCCTAGATAGTAAGCGCGTTGAATCGTGTCCATTAAACTGAGCATGTCTTTTTCTGAGGTTTTAGTCGCATCTTGCATTTTTGCTGCAAATTCGGCTGCAGCTTCAAAAGGCATTTTTAATTGCACGGCCAAATAACCTGATGCTTCACCTACACCGCCAAGAATGGCTTTATAGCTAATCCCTTGCTGTACTAGCTTTGCCATCATAAGTTGAAATTCTGCCGTTGTACCAGGAAGTTGAGTTCCCAGTTTGTTGGCCAGAGAATTAATTTCTGAATATTCTTTGGCGACTAAACCGTTTGATTGCATCATTGAGACTTTCAAAGTTGTCGATGCATCCTCAGCTTCAGCAAATGCTTTAATAGGGAATCCAATAGCAGCAGCTCCAGTTGCCGCAGCTGCGCCTGCAGCCATACCAGAACCTGCCAAATTACCAACAAGTTCCTGAGCCTTTTTATGTTGTTGAGTGATTTCAGCCAATCGTTTCTGACTTGCTGCTTGCTTGTCGAGTTGTAGCTTTTTTTTCTGCAAGGCTTGAGTCGTAGAATCAATTTTCTGTTTTAAGGATTGTTCATCCTTAGCAAGATTCTTTGTACTGATTCCTGCTTGAGTTAGCCCATTTCTTAATAACGAAAGTTGGATTTGTTGTTCTTGTTCAGCTTGTTTCAGTTGTTTAACTTTCTGCTTCGCCATTTCAAATTCTTTGGTCATAGCACGAGTTGGTTTCTCAACTTTTGAGTATTCTTGAGCTAAACGAGCTGCAGAGGACTTGGCGTCCTCTAAATCAGCTTTAGTTTGTTTAAGTGCAGTATTTAACTGACGAAACGAAGTTATATCTGATTGTGCCCTTGATAGTTTTTTGAGTTCTTCACGTTGCGACTGGAGAGCTTTGCTTGCTTGGGTGCTTGATCCATATATCTCCTTGAGTGGAGCAGTCGCTTTGTCTACAAGCTCAAGCATTGCCTTTAACGTAATTTCGCTCATTTACTATTGGTTTCCCATCGTTTACGGGCACGTTCATGCCAATCCATTAATTCTTCGATCGAATAGTCACTGCACTCATTGGGTGTCCAACCAAAAACGATTGCGAGATCAGCAATGACTTCATCAACGCTTATTGGAAATCTTCGTCCGTCGTTTTCACGAAAAAACTGATAATTTCTTTACCGATTTTGGTTAAGTCACTTGGATCAAGGTCATACACGTCTTGTTGTGACATTGAAGGGCTAGTAATGCGAGGAGTAAGTGTTGCAATTGCATTTACATCAAGTTGTAACAAGTCTGCCAAAGTCAGACCACGTAATGCCCCAGTTTTAGGTTTACGGATAGTGACTTCTTTAATTGTTGTTTCACCACGTTTAAAACCATAGTCAAAATTAATCGTTTTAACATTTGGATCTGCAATGGTTTCAGCATTTTGAGTTTGTTCAGCGGTTGTCATGGATTTATCCTGGTTCAATTTAAGGGGAGGGGGTTACCCGATCTTATAGACCGAGTAATTCACGGATTGCTGTTGCGAGATCACTATCGCCAAAACGTTCTTTACCATTGATGAAATCAAGCTCAACTTGTACAACACCGTCTACTTCCATACGGTAATAGGTGTAGTTGTAGGTCATTGTGATTTCGGTACGTTCACCATTTTTGCTATCACCAGGATCAAGTTCTAATGCCTGGCCACGCATATAAATTTCTACATTTTGACGGGTGCAATTGTCTTGTCGTTCATAAACACCGACATAGCGCACGGGTAAATCAGAAGTGCCACAAACGCCAAGTTGACGATATTGTTTAACGTCAAAGCCTGCATAGGTGACTTCACCTTCGAGCTTTTCATAGCCCATAGCCAGTGCAACATCACCAATCATGCCTGCGCCACGATAGTCGTCTGTTTTCTTGGTGATTTTGGGGATTGTGATTGACTCTGCAACACCTGCCCAAGAATGTGTATCAACAAAAACATTAAAGTTTCTAAGTGTACGAGGAAGCATGTATGGACTCCTTAGGTCGTTGTGCCACCACCAAGCAATTTACTGAAATCAACTAAATAGCGATCGGTAATGCGTTGGTTTAAGCCTAAGTTTTCAAGGGTTGGAACAGGGGTGTAGTCATAATCGACCCAGAGCTGACCTTGCTGTAAACCTTGGATTGAGTTTTGAGCAGCGTCATACCAAACCGAAGCCCCCAATAGGTGACGAGCCGTGACATGCTCTTGTAGCTCAGCATTGATAGAGTCAATGATGTCTTTGGCCAAGTAAGGCGTAAGAGGTTCGTCCACAAAAGGGAAACAGCCATTTAAAATGGTTTCGAGGATGAATTGAGCGGTACGTGTTGCGACTTCAAAGGAAAAGCGCGGATCATCTGAGCAATTTCGATTGCCCCAGAATCGAAAACCTAAATGCTGCATAAGGGTTGTACAGTCGTTACGGTTTAAGTAGCCTGCATCCGTGTCAGGATCTTCCAGATCCCAAGTAATGGGCTGGCTGATTCCAGTTGGGCCAGTCACGGGGATATTGGATAAGGATTTATGCCAACCGACTTTTTCGTCGGTTTCAGCTCGTAGAGCTGCTGCAGCGACAACGGCAGTAAAAATACCGTGTCCATACAATAGGGTTGGTTCAGGCATGATATTTCCATGTCATAGGATTGATGGGTTAATCATGCTGTGAATGTTTTGCTGCTGCTATTTGAGTGTTCCTGATTAAATGCTATTCAGGATTTAACGAAATACTAAAAAACCACCCGAAGGTGGTTTTTAATTTTTTGATCAAGTGGTCGGTGTTGGATTTAAGCAGAAGGTTAAACTTCCATCCTCATGTTCTATAAACGATGAGTTCACTACATCAGGATTTAATGTGTAGAAAGCGTCAGAGATCGGTACAAATTTAATTCTATACGCAACATCATCAAGATTCTGCATATTCACGTATCCGTCGAAGTCAGCCAAGATTCGACCCACATACGCTAATGAAAATTGTCCTAAAATTGCTCCGATATTACCGCTTGCAAATGGGTTATCCATATCATTTACATATAATTCCCAACGACCTGCTAGGTGACTAAATGCGATCACTTGGCTTGCCCCCTCACAACTTATTGTGTGAGGGGGTATTACTCCCCCGAGTCAGTACCTAAAAATACATTGCCACTGGTGAATTCGGGCCAGATGATTTCAATTTCGCGATGGCTTAAAGTTTGTCGGTAAGCCGTGACTGCTTCAGCCGTATCCAGCATTACTGCATCTTCATCACGTGGAGTCACGTAGCTATATGCACGTAGCTTTTTACACACAGCAGCTAATCCGTCAACGACATCTGGGGTTTCAACATCGGGAGCAATAATAATTTTAGGGATCAAACCTAAAATAGACTTTGCTGTTAGTAGCGCCTGAATACCAGTACGACCTGCCGAAGTCGTTGTGCCAATCACTTTGCTTGCTGTAAATATTGGACCATTAAATGGGGTAGGGACTCGAACAATAATCAGTGTTGGATTGGTGATTAATGCCATGATCTCTAAGTTTTTTCGCAAGTTACCTGTTACACCTGCACTGGATAAAACTTGGTTAATTGATGGAACACGAACAGGAACGTTCTCAGGAAATACGCTAGGATCTGCGTCATCGGCAAATGCAATCATTGCAATAACATTTGTTTGAGCATCACGCATAGGGATGATGCCGCTTTGAACTTCACGGCCAGAAATGCCGTGATGGGACTGTGCCATAGATAACTCCAAAAGTAGTTTGGCTTGTGGAGTTATCTTGAGGGGGGATTCATTAAGGTGCGAATGCTTGAATCCTGATTAAATGCTATTCAGGATAATATTGAAATATGAGGTTATGTTTGCCTCTATGTTTTAATGACAAACATTAATGCAAGGTTACTTGGGCGTACTGACATCGTTGCTTGAACTGGGGTAACACTATCGAATAGCTCAGCACCACTGGATAAGACTGTTACATGGGTTGGGTCAATTGTGGTGGCTTCACCATTAAGTGCATTTCTAAGCGTATCAGAACTATCATCAAGCGTATTGATAAGAGTGGGGATACGAGTTGCTGTAGTTGTTGGGTCTCCCATGAAAATGGAGGACGCTTTTTGGAAGCTACCAAATTCGCGCAGGTGATCCCACCCTCGTGGAAAATTATTCGTCATATTGGGTACTGCAAAGGTTGTAATGCCATCCCCACCAAAAGTATTGCCGATAATTGCAAACAAAGTTGGATATTCTGAAATCTGATAAATATCCCCGTTACATTCAAGAAATCCAGAAGGGCATACGGGTGTAGTCCATATCATCATGAACCCCGATTTCACCATAAATGGGGTTAATGCACTTGCTAAAGTGACTATAGCAGCACTCAATCGTTCATCAACTTCAGTTAATGCAAGGATCGAAGCGAAATTTTTAATCACCCAATCTTTATTTGCAGTCACCAGATTTGGATCAATTGATATTAATGCATCTTTGCCAGACTCTGCAGTAATATCAATGCTAATCGTTAATTCACCACCTGCGCCTTCAGCGATCGCAGGTTTATAGCCCCCATGATAATTTCCGATATAAATCAGTTTTCCTGCATTATCCTTTAAACCAATTTCATGCAAATTAAATCCACCGATATTGGCTTCAATAGTTGCAGTAACAGTGGTTACAGCACCATTGATTTGAACGGATTGCACGGGAACACTTGCTCTTTGGTTGATGAGAGCCGTTCGACTTTTTTGAGTGATGGGGTCATAAGGAATGCCATTGGCATCACCAATGACAAGCTGACTTAATGTAATTGAAGCCACATCATGCGCCTGTGCAATTTGAGTTGCACCGAAATCCGTAAGCGTCACATAATATTTTGCTGCCATATTCTTTCCTAAAGTGTACTTAATTTAACGGTTTCACCTGAATGGCAGGCACCCACGATTTGAATATTTCCACTGCTCACAACTTTGGCTGAAATTGAAAAATTATCTCGAGCAGATTTGGTGGCTTCGACCGCAGTTTGAATCTGTAGAAGTTGATCAATAGAAATTGATACTTCTTTGATGATCACCACAAAGGTAAAAGGGGCTTGTGGTGGATTGAACTCATGCCATGCTTTGAGCTGAAAATTTTCTGCAAATTTACTGAGCAAACTTTCTATTGAAGAACGTGTGCCACGTTGGGCATTGAATGCTGTACTTTCCTCAATGGCCTGACGTTTTTCTGCTTCGCTCCAATCGGATCTCCAATACTCGACGCGATGATCCCAAGCAAGCCAAGCAAGAAATGGCACAGGACATTGCTCGACTCGGTGCAACTCAATGAATGGCACAGGTAGTCGAGTAGTACGTTCACCAAGTTGTTCAATATTTCTTTCGAGTTTTGTCGCATTTGGAGGGAGTAAGCTAGACATCTCTAAACTCCGTAATATTGATGGTTATACCAATATTTTTTGCATATCTACTTTTAGGTATAACAATGTCAGTCGGTGGACTATTGATAATGACGTTTTGAACTCCGCCCTGGTGCAATGCTCGAAATAATCCGCTGCGAGTTACGTCATAGCCTAATGAGTTAGTGATCTTGATGTATTCAGCTAAAGCAGTTTCAGCAGCCTGCCTCACGACTTCAGCATCGGGACCAGGGAAAAGTACCAATGACGCATTTAAAGTCCAATTGGTAGGTGTGGCAGCTTTAACCGTGACTTTATCGGTAAAGGGTCTGCGCGTACTTGGAGTAAGTGTTTGATCCACGATTGTTAAAAGTGATTGTGGCGCAATTTCGTTTATATGACTTTGTACCCAAATATCAACGTATCCAGAATTGGGGGTACTCACCGCAATATCTTTGACATGGCCATGTGCTGATAATCCCCAAAATTGATAGCAACCATCTGAACCTGCCGACATTGACTCTGGTTCGAGTTGAGTTCGTCGTCTTAAATCTTCATCCTCTTCCATCACCGCTTCAGTCGGTGGGGATGTGGTTGGATCTGCTTCAATGATGGTTTTACGATAAACCTTTCGGTTCGCTGCGAGGTGATCCAGATCGGAGCCTTTGGCATAAGCAAGCATCAAGGCTTTGGCTTTTTCATTGATGTTGCCAGTTTTTAATAATTGTCGATATGCGAACGTTTGCAGCAATTTGACCAAAGGTTCGCTTTCATAATTTAGAACCGGTGCAAGATCAGGATCTCTCGAAATTAAATCAGCTTTACATTCTTGTAGCTCGGCTTCGTAGTCCAACGTTTCTAATACATTGGGGAAGGGGAGAGCTGATAAATCAATACGTGTGGTGCTCATGCAGCAGCTCCAATCAGAAAGTTTTCGGAGAAGGATTTTTCACCCATAGCTGAGATCTGGTTACCCAAAATGAAAAAATCCCATTTCCCTGGTGTCTGTGAGGATTGATTCACTCGGATCTGACTGATTTTGATACGAGGTTCAAAACGAATTAGTGAAGTGGCAGCAGCGGACATGAGCTTAACTTCAGTAAGTTCGTTACAGGGTTGATCGATCAACTCAGGAACCAATGAACCATAATTGCGACGGCATAAGCGTGTACCAATAAGGGTGCTTAAAATGTCGTGAATGGATTGTTTTAAGTGGGCATACTCTTGGCTTTCATCATCTGTAATTGCTAAACCAGTTAATCTAGACATACCTTTCATTATTTATGCTCCAGTAACCATAGGAGGACCAGATTGATCGGGTCCACCACGAACACCACCATGAGGATGTTTGACTAAACTTACTTTTCCAGCAATGACATCAATGGCAGAACTGATTTCCTGTTCAGAATGAACTTTGCCCTTAAAGATCGTTTCGGGCACATCGAAAATACATTTGTTTAATTTGAAATTAGCAACACCCGTGGCGACGTTGAC